CTGAATTTGAATACAGAGAAGGCAATTATGAGATGTCTAAAAGGGTATATAGCAGTGATGGTGTTTCTCCTACAATCACAGCGAGCAACCCAGATGCAAAAATTCAAATAAATCCAGATGGCACTAACAATGTCATAAGAAGGCTCACGCCAATAGAATGCGAGAGATTACAAGGATTTCCAGACAACTACACACAGATACCATACAGAGGTAAACCAAAAGAAGAGTGTCCTGTTTCTAAAAGATACGAGGCGTGTGGAAGAGCTATGTCCATCAATGTTATGGAGTATATGGGAGACAGATTAAAGAAGGTGCACAATGGGGAGATTTGATTTTGGAAAGGTAGATGACTTTGAAAAACACATAGAGTTATCAATACCAAATTTTTTGACACTGGATAACATATTCAAACATGTTACTCATGAGTTTGCTCAACCAGAAAGCACAGTTGTAGATTTGGGTTGTTCTACTGGCAGATTTTTGAGTGGTTTGACAAAGATAGAAGGTTGTCAGTATGTGGGTGTAGACACAGTAGACATGGAAACCAGAAGAGACAATTTTTTGTTTATAGAAGGTGATGTAGAGAAATGGCTAGAAGAACAGTTGCAGAACACGGCCGTTACTTCAGTTATAGTCAGTATGTTTTTCTTACAGTTCTTAGGTGGAGAAAAAAGAGCTAGAGTGCTTAATCTTATAAGGCATCACATAGAGTTGGGTGCAAAGCTTTTGATTTCAGAAAAAGTATTTCTGGAAGACTCTAGGTTGCAGTCACTCATACACAGGTTGCACATACAAGAGAAAAGAAAAGGTTTTACAGAAAAAGAGATACTGGACAAAGATTTGCAACTATCAGTGTCTATGTTTTGCAAACAAGAATCAGAGCTAGAGGCTGAGTTAAAACAGCTGGGAGCTGTCACCAAGGTTTGGCAGAGCTATAACTTTATGGGTTATGTGGTGCAATAAAAAAGGCTGTTATTAGACAGCCCTTTTTAACTGATTAAGCCTAGACTCTTTCTAACCAGCACTGTTCCAGTTTGTATAGGAAGTTCTGAGCGTAAGCCTCTGGTTCGTGGTCAATACTAATACCACTAAAGCTCTGTGCGATAACTTCGATGAACTCTTCAGCATCTTGAACCAGTGCCTCAAAAAGCTCTTGGTCTGTGGCATCGTTATCTAGTGCATCGTAGTTGTCGTGGTTAGCATTAAAGAACAGATCGCTAGTGAAAGGGTCTACCCACACTTCAGATTCTAGGTTAGTTACGTTTGTCATATTTTTCTCCATTTGTTTATAACAGAGACAGATTACTACTTTATGCACATATGTGCAAGTTTTAATATAGACCTAAATCTACGATACCTTCTGTGGGTTGTTTGGCTGTCCTAAGAGTGGCGATGCCTTTGTTGACTATGCCACCTATGGCAAAGTCAGGTATGCCCTCTAGCAAAATTTTGTTACGCATCTCCTCAGTGATTTTGATGACGTTGGTATCAAGAGATGCAATAGTCTCATCACTCAAAACATTCATAGCTGTTTGGTCTGGACCTACGCTATCTGGAAAGTCTGCGTCAAGTCGTTTTTGTAATCTTTCAAGATAACCTTCTCCAAGAGTATCTTCCACATCAAGCTTACTATTCTTTTGAAACTCACCACCATACTTTTTAGCCAACTTCTCCATAAAGTTTGGTATTTTTTTGTCGTAAAGGTTTTCGTAAAAACGAAAGTTTTTTTCATCTTGTTTAGGAATATCAGTTGCATATCTTTGTTTGATGGGTGCTGAACCAGAGATGGATATAGCTGGCTTACCTTCTTCTACAGCTTGGAGTAACAATTTTTTTACCATCACCTCGTGGTAGTCGTCTTTGTATGGGTAGTTGGGAACTAAGTCATAATCGATACTACTGTTTAGTTTATTAGCTTGACCAGACACTTTAGCTAAATCATAAATAGATTCAAATTCAGCATCAGTAAATCTAAAGTCTGTAAGTGGGTCAAAAGTTTCTGCACTTTTAGGTTTTTGTTTGTTTCTTAAAAAATCACGTAATTCACTAGCAGCGTAAGCTACATCATCATAGGTTGTTTCTGCACCTTTATATACTTTTCCTAAACTTCTTATTTCATCTAGGTCATTAGCGATTCTCATATTATCTGTTAACACTGGTGTGCCTTCTATAATTTGGTCAACACTACGTCTCACTGGGTCTTGTTTTGTGTACAAGCCTTTTTTTATCAACATGTCTTCAACTATGTCAGCTTGTTTAAGTATTTCTTGTTCTTTAATTCTAAGTTGAGACTGTATTTCTTCTAGTTTTTCAGGTGTTTTATAACCATATTTGAAACCTCGTTTGTGCAAGTCTGACTGTAGTTCATCACCATGTAGTGTTTCAGTGCCATCGGCAAGCTTTCTATCTCGAACCAAAGCATGGGCTAAGTAGTTGCCCTCTTCTGGATTTAAACCAGAGTGAGCTAAATTATGTGATTCAGGTGCACCTTCGTAGGTGTATATGATTTCTCTGTAGTTCTTACCACCGGGCAGTGTTTTATCCATGAAACCTTTGTACTGTGTTCCACTTTCTAAGTAGTCAAAGTCAGGGTCATAGTCATCAGCTTCCAGCCTGAAAATGTCATAACCTTCATCTGCCATTCTGTCTCTGAGCTGTATCTGGGCTTCTGTTTGACTGTAAGGTATGTCGTCTGGGTCAGTGACTCTTTTACCATCAACAAATAGTTGATAACCAACCTCTCCATTACCATAGGCAAAAGTGTTGTCGCCTACATTAACACCTGTTGGTATTATTTGTTCAAAGGGGTCTTCCAAGTACATTGCTTTGGCATAATCTTCTATAACTTCATCAACCATGCCTTCAGGTATGTCAGAAAATTTATCAACATTTACATCCCACTCTTTGTTGTAATGATCTCTGAGAGTTAGTGGTAACCAGTCTTCATCAAAGTCATACAACTCGTTTGAGGCATAAGTTTGTTTCATTTCATCTAATTCATACTTCAAGTCTTCTATTTGTGGCTTATATGCCAAAGAACCATCCAGTGGGTCTGTTAATGGTCGAGTAATGTCAAAATCCATTACCTGTCCTTCGCCACCACCTAGAACTTTTTTACCAACCACCACTTTATTGCCACTAATACCTTCTACTGTCTCTCTCAGAGTGGCTTTAGGGTTGGCTTTAATAAACTCTTCTATACCAAGAACTTCTAGTTCCTTTGGTTTAAGGTTCTTGTTTGCCCACTGTACTATGCCTTGACCTTTGAGCTTTGGAGAAGCTTTTTCGATTAAGTCTTTGATGCCCGGTGAAAAAGTACCTTCAGGTGTGTATGCCAGATTGAGGGTGTCTTCTGGTGTAAACATAGGTTGTTTGCCTAGAGTTGCTATGCCTTCTTCTGTTTTTGCTCCCTTGCCAGCTTTACTGCCAGCTCGCATCACCGCACCAAATGCTCCCATTGTTTTTAACAGACCACCCAATGGAGGACCTACATATGGAGCTGCGTATATTGTATCGCCCACTGCACCTCGACCTTGCATACTGGCATCAAAGTAACCACCAAAACCACCACGTTGTAAATTTTCTGCAAAAGAGGGATATGGTTCGTTGGAGAAAGCTTCTGTGACTGGCTGGTCGTATGATGGTAAAGATGGGTATTCACCAAAAAAGTCTGCATAACCAGCACCGGGAGCCAACATACCAGCAAAGTTACTCATTTGCCCCGGACTTGGGGCGTACTCCATAGAAGTTTCTTTAGTGCGTTTAGCTCTATCTACGTTTCGCTGAACTTGTTGTAATAAAATATCTTCAATGGACATTGCACAATTCTATCACCTAAAACAAGGACCAGTAAACCAGACTACGACTGCATAGCGTTCACCAGAGGTGATTGGTTTGATCTTGTGAGGTATAAAGCTACTGAAAGCTACGACATTGCCAGCTGTAGGTCTTTGGCAAGTACCTGTCTCACTGGTACGAAAGCATATTTCGCCACCCTCATAGCCATCATTCAAAACTATGGTCACACTGACTTTTCGTGATATAGGCTTTTCGCTGGAATCTAGGTCGATGTGGTAGGTGTAACCATTAGAAGGGGCTTTGTAGTGGAGTATCTGTGCTTTCTCAATGCCAGTCAGATCGTACTTAAAGTAGAGATTAACCATTTGAGCAACTTTTTGTAGGATTTCGTACAAGTTTTCAGCTTCATGCTCAATGTAGTAAACGTCTGCATCTCTGATGGAAGTGTCTGTTACTTCTTTACCATCTTTGTGAACCTTACCTTTGACTGGGATAGCATCCTCAAGGTAATCCATGAAGGCTTGTACTTCTTCACTGGATAGAGCCATACCTGTGACTCCATGTTTTGAGGCGTTCATTTGTACATTAGCTCATATGTAGACCAATTCTTCAACAATATGTCTAACCAGTCATCCATGGACATGATAGCCATTTTTTGATTGTCTACCTCCCATTCAGGATTTATGGCGTGAAAGGGTACTGCCACTCTTGTGGGAATACGATTGAACTTAAAAATCAGGATGGGTATGGTTCCTTCGTTGTCAGCTGATTCACAAACCTGTCGCCACCATTCTGGTTTGAGCCAGTTACCTTCTTTGTAATGTTTGCACTCGATAGAGTGAAATGGAATGTTTATGTCAGAAAGGTTCTTTGTCTGATATTGATCGAGGTTTCGCTTACAGGTTACGTCAAAATTATTTTGCAAAAAAAATTCGTTTAGGATTCCTACTACTTTTCTTTCGTAACTCGCACCCTTGGTTCTTGAATTGATTGGCATGGTCAGGATTTTTTCGATCTAACTTTTTTTATATACATGTGCAAAGTATAGCACTTCTAAAGTGCAATGAGATTTTTTGGTGATTGGGTGTACTCAACTTAGTTATAACTGTAAAAATATTTGCGTCTGCCATATATGGGTGTGTGGGGTCAAATCTAATACTCGTCTACCCAAAAAACCCAGTCTATAGGGTTCCTTTGGAGCATCTGACGAACCAGATTTGATAGAGTGTTGACCCTGTGTTCACACACTTGCACAATCTAGCAAGTAATTGCACATTACAATATAGCTGTAAGTCATTGATTTTATTGGAGTTTTTGGTAAAAAGTGAATTTTTCAGAAAAAAAAAGTCAGTTCTAAAAGAGCACCCCAGAATAAGTTAAATCTTTACTTATCCTTTGGCGAGTAATCTGTAGTTTCTGCTCCCAAAAGCTTGCCCAGTCTTTCCTTGATCTGGTCTTTACTCATGCTGTCTAGGTTAGCGTTTATGTTCAGACTTTGCGACCTATTGATAGACAAACCAGCGAGTTGATTGAGCTCTTTAATAGCTGATACCGCTGCGTTGAACTGTCCATTTTCAAACGCTGTCTCTGTTATCTTCCACAACATCGTGCCAGTCTTGGCTGGTGTTATCGCATACTTCTCAGCCAGTTCGTCTTGCTTAACTCGTATCGCCTTAACCACATTAGGATGATGTTTACCACTGAGTAACTTGTTCGCACTTACAGCTGGGAACTCAAAGCCAGCCTTCCTAGCTGCCTCAGTCTGGGAGCAAGCTCCCTCAGTGTAGTGCCACACAAATGAGGCTTGCATTTCAGTCAGCCCAAACTCCTCGTCTTTCTCAAACTGTGTTGGAGCACTGATAATTGGTGTCTTTGGTTTCTTAGGTCTTCCAGCCATATTTATTCCTCAGTGAGGGCTATGAAATTACCCTCATCTATTTTTATTATTGCGACAATGTTCTTGCGTTTCAACTTCCTCACGACTCCCAAATAAGTATTAGCCACCACAAAGTGTGTGGTTATTTTATAGTCTTCTTCATCAGTCTTGAAGAGTATCTCTCTGAGTCTATTCATATCAACAGTGTACCTAGGGCAGTGTACAGCCTCCAAACACTTCTGTAATTGCAACCCTTATAAACCTCTTTCTATTTATAACCATGGTAATTAATTAGTTTTTTTTATATATATAATACACTTATAACCTATAACAGACAGAAAGCCTTATAAACAAAGGAAATCTTGACAGTGTACCTTGCAGTGTACCTCTCGCTTCAGACACCCTCCCAGATACCCTCCTACTACAAACTTCACCACAATCACGCACATCTGTGCTCATTTGTCCAAACTCTCCCACACCTCATCTCTC